GCCCTGACGCAGCGCACGATTGACAACCTTACGATCTTTAGATTTTATGTCCGTAAGGTGTCGGCGGCGACCAAAGATAGTCTCAGCATACCCTTGGCCTAAGATGAGGTTGTTGACCTGATCCATGTATGAGAAAATACCAGGGTAAACATTCTGATAGTTCTTGATGATGTTCTCAGCACGCTTCATCGGAATGCCTACAGTCTCAGCAAGATTGAATGCACCTCCACCATATACAATAAGGAAAGACACAGCCTTTGCAATCTGGCGCTCCTCCTTGCTGATCTCTTTCTTGTTGAAGAGAAGCTGGGCGGTATAAGTGTGTAGGTCAGCGCCTGACTTGAAAGCCTCCTGCATTCGACCTTCGTTTGCAACATGGGCTAGAACTCTAAGCTCCATAGCCGCGTAGTCAGCGGCGATGAACTTCCACCCTTTCGGAGCAGCAAAGATGCTACGAATATTGTCCTCTGTAGTTCTAGGAAGTGTGTGAAATGACACACCCATGGGCTTGTCAGCGTTGTATGAAGCACAAGACAGCCTTCCAGTCGCGGTGCCATCTAGCTTGAAATCAACAAACACCTTATCCAAACCATTGTAATCAATAGCCTTCTTAGTCCCGTTGATGTATGTCTTAGCGAGCTTCTCCGACTTGCGTAGATCTAGCAAACCTCCGAGAAACTTCTTGGCTTCTTGAAGCTGACGCTTACTCTTGCTCTGAAGAACAGACTTGCTGATCTTCTTGCCTTCATCTCTGTGTTGCCATTTACTCACGGGTCTTTAGCTCCTCATCAATTTGTTCAAGCAGAAGTTTTAGTGTGGGGGCAGACACAGAAGGCTTGCCCTTTGCAGTGCGGTCGGGTGGGTACAGTTCAAACCCACCATCTCTAGTGTAAAGGATATCAATCAGATCCGCAGTCGAAGAAAGGTTGTCATCCTTGTTGATACACTTGAAATCATAAAGGCTGTCCTCCTCATCCATGTTTTTAGACTTGAGTTGGCGACCAACAGTCTCCATGGCATCCAAATCAATGTCGATACCGTTATGCTCCATCACTGCGAAGTGTTCAATAGATGGCATAACCACATTCTCAATCAGCTTCCACATGGGCTTATCACCTAGCTTTTCACAAATCAGATCATATAGCTTCAATGTGAAGTGTGCATCCATCGCATTGCCTTCACAGCAATCCGACAAAGGCATGTTAGCCCAATCAAATTTTGAGGGATTGTCAATAGTCAGCATGTCTATATAATAGTATGATCAAAAGGATATTGAAAAAGATAGCTGGCAAGCTAGTCATGACCCCCGAAAGTGACCCACAGGCAGCCGCCGCTGAGGATCAAGCCGATATGGCTAGGGACGAGAAAAGAAAGAAGAAGGAGAACAAGAGAAAAATCCCAACAGGGCGAAGAGGATTATAGTTCGTGAGGAAAGTAAAGCCTCACTAGATCCATCAGGCTCTTGGGCATATTCTCATCTACGAAGTGGTGCATGATCTTAGTGTCCCACACATTCCTTACTATCATACCATACTCCAGCAGGAACTTGACATCGAACTTGGCGTTATGAAAGATCTTACGGATGCGCTGGTCAACCATGATATCTTTCAGGTGATTGAGAACAAGGGTCCTCTGCTCGCCCGTCCAAGGTGAGTCTTTGTGATCGATGGGAATCACATAAGTCTTCTCTCTGCTGGACAAGGCAATGGTCATGATCTTGTCCTTCTTAAAATTGAGTCCCGTAGTCTCGATGTCTACTGCAAGTTCAGTCGCCTTAGAGCACCCAGTACAAGGAAGATCCTCAACCTTGGTGACTACAGTATAATCCCATCGTCCTTGTCCTCCTCGTCCGAGTATATGTTTTTCGTAGGCGTTTTGGATGTCTGCTTTAAATAGAACCTCATGCCGAGGCTCCTTAAGAACAGAGTAAGGATGGAAGATAGGGACAACAGTAGTAGTAGTTCCTTCAGATGTGGTGTATTCATAGTCTTTTCCACGCTTATCCATGATGCCACTCTTCTTTGTCAGCATCTTGAAGGCGAGGTTTCCGCAGGCAAAAATCAGCTTGGGTTGTACTTTATCTACTGTCGCTTCGAGGTGTGCCCTACAAAGATTCATATCGTTTGTTGACATATCCGCCTCCTTTACGCCTGGACATTTGACAGACGCAGCAGAGGCAAACTTCTCAGGGTAGCTATCGCATAGCAGCTTGTACTCAGGTGCCGAGAAAGGTAGAGTTCTGCCCATCTTATACTTTAACGAGTCCGACAGGAACAGGACAGAAGCAGGTTTCAAGGACTCGTAGTCCATCACGCTATGACAAGGCTTCTGCTTTTCTAGGATGCTACACCCCTCGCACAGAGGATTCTCACCATGGAGCTTATGGCCTGAGTAAAGATTGTTGAGATCAAACATACTATTATAGTATATGAGCAAGCATTATATAGACAACGAGGAATTCGAGAGGATCATACTATCATACAAAGAAGATCCAGAAAAGCATGAGGAAGAACTGGTTTCTTTATTCGACCTATTGATAACAAACATCATAGAAAGCTTTAGATTTAAGGTAGACGCTGACGATGCGAAGCAAGATTGTTTCACCTTAGTCTTAAAAACCGTTAAGAACTTTACTCCAAAAAAAGGAACAGCTTTCAATTATTTCACCACGATTGTAGTGAATAATCTCAAGCTGCTCTACACTAAGGAAAAAAAGTATCAGAAGAAAATAGAAAATTATATCGAGCTAAACAAGGATGATGTCAGCTAAAGCCTAGAGACTTTAGAATCATCGGGTAGTAATCCTCAGAGATTACTTCATCCTTTCGGAACTGAACGAGGTGCGGGACCTTGGTGGTCTTAAAGATCACAAAGCTGTGTGGCATGTCAAAGCTATTGACAATGTAAAGAGGCTCCTGATCATCAAGAGAATCGTCCTCCACAACCCAGTTAGCTTTCATGCGAGCTTTGATATCATCGCTCAGATCATCCCATTGGGACACGAACAGAATGCTCATATCTCTAGGGTCCTTTTTATTTTCCTTGAGGATCTTATTAAGATCGTTCTCTTTCTCTAGGAATATGGGATTGTATTGCATCATTCAGCGGGCTGAGTTTCTTCTAGGCGAACACCGTCTTCCTCTTCGATGACAGTGATACCCGACGAAGCAAGATCTTCCTTGTTCTCCTTCGCGTACTCCTGAACCATATCAGCGAGGCGGGCGTTCGCTGCTTCGATGCCCATGTAAAAAAGAGTCTTGATAAAATCGGAGTCACTTACATCTCCAGGCTTGCACATCTCAGTGAAGTTCTTGAATGCTTCGGCCTCGTCTTTCTTTAGATTAATTTGTAGTTTCATTCGGTCATTCCTCCGCTCATTTATGCGGACTTTCCAATCTTGAATATTGAAGTTAATTGAGTTTGTTTGACTCATGTGCGCTATTATAGTGTAGGTCTAGTAGTTATGGAAGACAATTACGATATTTCTGCGCTAAAGAAAAAGAAAAAGGTGAACAGCAGGGCAAAAGGCTCCACCTTTGAACGACAAATAGCCAAGATGTTTAACGAGAAGTTCGGCACTTCAGAGTTCTCTAGGACTCCTGGGTCAGGGGCCTTCGCCACAACGCACTCACTTCCTGATCATCTTAAGATATATGGGGACTTAATCACTCCACAAAACTTCAAGTTCTGTATTGAATGCAAAAAGGGCTACAACGATATCAACATGTATAGCCTATTCAATGATAGCTCGGACATCTGGAAATTCGTCAACCAATGTCAAAAAGATGCAGATGCGTGCGGAAAGCAGCCACTTGTGATATTTAAACAAGATCGCCAGAGAACCCTAGCCATTGTGGACTCTAATAATATAAGAATACAATATTATCCACATATAAAAATGTATGGAGAATACAAAAGCTATAGAATATATCAACTAGATGATCTACTCAAAGAAGAGAATTGGTTCTGGTTTGAATAAGAGTATCTAATAGTTGTTGTTGTCCAACTAAAAACTGAGTAAATAGATCTTCTGATTTCTGAGTAGGCTTTAATCTATTGAGATTGTCTAGAGTATCTCCATGAATCGTGGCTATGCTTCTTGTCTTTCTTCTACGCTTAGTCACATCTTTTTCGCTGGTATTGGTTCCTTCTTGTGACCACTTTGCGCTAACACCATCACCCACGAACTTAACTCCATTACCAGCCATCGTTATGGATAAGTTCTTGGCCTTTGCCAGCCTTTTAAATACATCGTTGTGGCTGAATACCCAAGACTCCCCTGAATCATCTGTGACCATTTGAGCCATCTCCTTAACATTGGCACCACAGATAGCTAGTTGACGAAGAGCATAGTGTTTCGCAGCTTGACTTTTCGGTAAGTCCTTTCCTAATAGTTTGAATCTGTAGTAACGAGAGAGACTCTCAGCTATTCTGCTCTGTGTCCTAGGGTCTGAGAAGTCTCTATACTTGTCTTGATCTTTAAGTATGGCCTTCCCTACAGCAGTGTTTAGAAGAGTTTCATAGTCCATAACTTTTCCCAAAGACTTGGCAAGAGCTTTAAGTCTGTCCTCAGGTGTTGTTACCTGTATCTTATCTCCAAACACATAGGTTGAAGGTGACGATAGTAGCTTCTGAACCTTCTCGACCTTTTTGTCTAGTTTCTTACCGTAATCTATCGCAGCTTCCTTCTGTGCATCAGTGAATCCTAGAATATTATCGAGTGCCACATAGTATCCTGCGGCAATATTATTGCCGTCTCCAGGGACGACAGACTCGCTGCTTATGTTTGAGAGCATCTCTTGGGAGTTTATCTCCCCAAGCTTGATCTTGGAAGTATCTTCTACTCGCTTCTGACCTACCTCTCCCAGGAACTGGCCTTCATCATTCTCAGTGATATCAAATCCAAACTGCTCACCCGCTGCTTCAGCCTGAGCTTTATCATTATAAACAAAGTCTGTGTCGGATCGGCTGCCTATACCGCCCTCAGTCCCTCGTTTTACAGTTGAGTCAGGATCAGCTTGTGATATGAACTCTCTAGCAGAAGCAAGCTCAAAAACTAAGAACCTTTTAAGAGCATCATCATTCTGAGACAGTTGAAATTGTTCTTCGATTACTTCTCTTTCCCAGGTGGTGTCTAGGTCTTGGGCCACATCACTAATACTAGACTCAGCGATTGCTCTAAGATTTTCTTTTCTCTTGGCTATCTCATCTACCATTTCCTTCTTGAAAGTATTGATAGCGTCTCTTCTTTCATTTTCAGGAAGTTTTTGAATAGAATTAAGCGATGCTGCAAAGCGTAGAATAACTTCATAGAATGGACCCTTGATTGAGTTTTTTGTATTCGTTGATATATCAGATCCAGATACAGTTAGATCGACAGGATTGCCATCATCATCAACACACTTTTCTTCTGCTTTCTGTAGGGCAACATTCTGTAGAACATTCTTCTGAATGGTTAGCCCCTCAGTTCGCTCAACACCGAACAGGACAAGTCTGTTACCTTTGTAAATACCAATCCTATCTTTAAGCTCATCACAATTCCCTTCTCCATTTAGGAAATTTGTTAGAATAGTATGTGCCTCGGCAGCTTGTTGAATCAAACCTTCATCTACTGGTCCTGTTTCCTGGGCTCTTCCCGAGTCGGGGTTAAGAGATATACCGACAGCATTAGCTAGTTTATATTCTAGACCATACTTACTAGCGCCTGCAAGATAAGCCATGGGTTTGCTAAATAAGTTCTCTAAATCTTCAGGTATATCATCACCAAAGGTTTCTTTGTATCCCATCAAGCTTTTGTAGGACTGCTTGATGTTTTCAGTCACATCGGCAGGAACATCTATCCCTAGCTCTTCAAATGTTCCTCCTATTCTATTCTCTAGCTCCTCTACTCTTTGCTGTAGAATCTCAGAGGTAGTCTGCTCTGGTGTTTTATCTACCTCTTCGCCACGCATAGCAGCATACATGGCCTCGATCATCTTTTGAGCCCCAGGCTTAGTGCTGAACGCTCCACCATCTAGAACCTTAGAGGTATACTCCCCACCCTTTCCTGCAACACCTTTTACATTTATGCCATTCCCATCACGGGTTTTAGCATATTGAAAGTTAGCTAGGCCAGGATACTTAGGATCTTGAATAGGAACGAACGCATCAGCGGCAGGTTGACCTTCAACAGTAGGAGGAGCGTTGTTCAAAATGCCCTGCAACTGAGCTTCAGCCTCAGTATCAACAGGGTTTTCTCCTGCCTCATTGATGAACTCAATCTTAAATGTTCGCTTCTTCAAGCGATCATAACTTTCCAAGAGGTCTGCAAGGTAGTTCATAGTATATTATAGATTAATAATAGCCCAGCCTAAGCTAATAGACTGGGCTTGCTGCATTATTAACTTGTCAATCAGGGATTGGCGTAGTTGAATTGATTGACGAAATCATACTTGAAGGTCACATCAATCGTGTGGAACTGATTGGTAGAGTAGTTAAATTCAGAAGCTTCCCATTTTGTTGGATACACACCGTACAACTCAAGAGTTGAATGGGGAGTAAGGGTATTATCTAGTTGAACAATCTCTACTTTGTCTGCCTTGAAAGAAAGACCCGCTTGGCCTCCAGGCTGGGCATTCTTAGTGATCTCCCCTGTGAGAGGGTCGTAAGTGTGCTTGAAGAATCTCCAAAGATCACTTGCGGTTTCACGAAGGTAAAGGTTATCGAAGGTAACAACAAGATCACCAGGGGTGGTTTTACCTGGGTAGAACACCTTGTCGTTAACTCTGTCGATAGCGATGGCTTCGTTAGTCATCTGCATACCTGTGATTTTTTTAGCTGCAAGAGTTAAATCATTTTGGTTAGTTACATCATCGGGTAGACCGAAGAAGTGAACCTCAAACTGATAAGCTCTTATAGAGTCTAGATCGGTCGATACGGTAGGGAGACCCTGACCTGGGGTGAACTGTCTCCCGTACTTTTCCTTGTAGTATGATGTTGCCATTATTTATCTCCTTATAGGGTTCCTAGTTGAGCAGATTGATTGGTCACATTAATCTCGAAGATCAAGATCTCAGCGGTCTTGGTTGGCTTAACCAGAACCTTGGTCCAGAGTTCGTTGCGATCAACTCTCAATGGAGTATTTACTGTCTCATCACAAACAACGCGGAATTCAGTGATGCCACGGCGTCTGCGGATGTCATCGAGGAAGGGGTTAAGCACACCCTCGATCTGAGCCCAGGTGAACTCGTCGTTAGGCTCGAAGACAAATCTCTGAGTGGCTAGAAGGATGACCTTTCTGATGAAGATCATGAGTCTTCTAACATTGATTCTATCAAGAGCAGTAGGACTACGCTGAGTAGTTCTCTGACCAAAGATGGTGATGCCTTGAAGGGGGAAGGAAACGATTGGGTTTACCACATTTCCTCCACTGTAGAGGCTATCACGATCACCTTGGTTTAGTTTTACTTCAACCTCGGTGGGCTTGGTAAGTCTACCTCTCTGGAAGCCAGCAGGAGCAAACCAGCTATCGGCAACCGAATCGGTGTAAGCCATTTGTCTAGCAGCAAAGATGCTTGGATCTAAGAAGCGATCTTTTCCATCGAAGACGGAGAACACTTTGACATGGGGCCAGTAGACGGCAGCGTAGGAGCTATTAATTGGAGCACTTCTAGAACCAGCAGTGCTGGTAGACTTTCCATTTGTCCAGTCAATGGCGTCCTGTGCGGTGCCTATGGCGTATGGTGGGGCCAACAGAGCTAGGAAGTCTTGAGTGGTCTCAGCAAGCGTTACAAGCTCGTTCTGAACCGACTGAGTGTAGACTCCAGGGATGAGGGCAATTCCAACATTAATGGTTGGATCATCAAGGGCCTTCATGCCAGTCTTTGGATCAACGGACGCATCACCAATAAGAGCAGTTGCCCTTTGATCTTCATCTACAGTCGAATCGTTTGCGCCAATGCTAGTTCCTCCAGCAAGGTTCACAGAAGCAGCCTGAACAAGTTTATTGAATCTAACACCATTAGTCTCTGTACCTGTCTTGGTTGCAGGGCTGAGACTGCCTGGGTTATCATCATAATCATCTGGGCTAATCCAACGAGTTGTGAGAGCGAAGTTAGTAGCGCCCGTTAAGGTAGCAGTGTTATCGGTGAATCTGGTGAGCTTGGTTATCGCTACATCAGCGTCATTCTTTACAATGTTACCTTTAATAACATCCGAAGTTAGGTTGGTTAGTCCAGTGTTAATAACATCTTCAATGAAGGCACCAGAGGCAACAAAACTAGTCTTAAAGGTTTCTAGAGCAGTTCCATTTTCATTTACAACAACACTGAAGTTTTGGCTACCCAGTCCATTGATGGTTATAGAGTTACCACTAGCATCACCGTTTGTTCTGGTTCCACCGTTGTAACCTGTTCCTGGGTACTGTGATTGTATTCTGTAAGCGACACTGTTAGTTCCAGTCTTCTCTAGAGTTGCACCGTAAACTTTTACAGCAGATGCGTAAGCTCCAGAAACACCGAAGGTTGAGTTCTGGTTATGCTGTGCAGCCACGGCTCTTAGAGCCGACACGCCTTCAGCTTCGTTGAAGGTAATACCCTTACAGGCAGACACTTCCATGTAAGCTCCAGAACCAGCGAAGGATCCAACAATTGCACCAGATAGGCCAAGAGCACCAGCGTTAGTAGAGTCATCATCAAAGACTCCAATATCATCAGCGTCAAGACCACCACCGATCACGCTTCTAAGAGCGTCTACTTGAGATCCAGTAGAGGTGCCAGCAGGGATCACAAAGTCCTTTGGAGAAGCAAATTGAGCCACTCCAAGATTATCATAAACTTGAACCCTTAATGTTAGTGCGCTAGTGACTCCAAAACTATCAGCTAACATACCTGACCGAGTAGCAGCACCAGAGACAACCACGGCAGGAGGTACACCAAAGCTCATCGCTGCGGATGCATCAGTAGCATCATCTCTAATGGCTCTTACAAAGTAAAGGCTGTTAGTTTGCTCAAGAATCTCAAGAGCGCCCTCAAGAGCTTGGCCTGGAAGACCCTCTCTTGGCTCACCGAAAGTTCTTAAAAGCTGGTTTTGGCTAGTAATAAGGGTGGCCTCATTGGTTGGACCCTTATCAGCGAAACCGACAATACCTACGATTGAAGTATTGATGGATGGGGCGAAATCAGATATGTCTTTTTCTATGGTGTATACACCAGGGCTAACATAATTTGGCATGGTCTATCTCCTTAAGCGTTACTAATAGTAAAGATTCTTCGTCTATGAAGAGTTTTAATTTGCTCTGTGATGTAAGCCTCAGGAACAACAACGGTCTCCCCAGGCTGCATCCAGCGTTCTTTGCAACCTTTTTCAGTGTTAAAAAACACTGTAATTGATTGCAGGCTATCATTCTTTATTGCTTTCATTAAATTCTCTCCTAATTATCTACTATCTCAGGTTCTAATTTTTGTCAAATATTTTGGTAGAAGCTTTAGACACCTACAGTAACAACTGGGGAAACATTGAGTTCATCTGTTTCTCCTTGGTCATTGTAGATATCAAGTCCGATGGCAAAGAATCTTGGCTCATTCAATTTTACATATTCAGCATCCAAATCGAAAGTTACTGTAACTACTGGAGGCAACCCTGAGAATGGTACTACGATTAGTTTAACTTCCTTACGGTCAATATTAAACCCTGGTGGTGGTGGTGAAACTTCATTAATAAAAATACCACCTTGAAGGAACGCAGGAATTAAAATTCCTTGTAATTCATAAAGGGCCACTGAAAATGAAGTACCTGGAGTTGGGGTTCCAGTGGTTTTTATACCAACCGAAAATGATAAAGGGCCCAGATAATCTTTTGGGTTATTTGTTGGAGTATTAGGTATAACAGGAATTGTCTGTGTAAAACTTTCTATCGTCATATCCACAGGATCCTCTACAAAGCTATCTTCTGGGCCATCGCCTACAAATCCTGTTCCAACATTAACTGTAGGATCACCCACGGTGCAAAAAGGAACAGCATGTAAATTTATACCATGACCTGCTATGGCATCTCCAACTATACTAGCCTTCTCACCTTCTACAAAAACAGTTTGAGCCCCTGGGCCAATGATTAATCCTGCCTTTGTATCAACTAAAACTCTAGCTACTTTGCCACCACCAGACCTGACCGTTGCCGCACCAGGGCCAGTGTGCCCACAACTCGCAATATCTGAACCTCTTACTAAATTTGGCATTAGGACAGGGTAGCCTCCACATTATACTTCTCAATTTTTCCTGTAGAAGTAAATAAGAACTTAGGATTAGGAATATATCCACGGACAACAATAGAGATTTGCTTCTTGATCACTCGGTCCTCTTTATCGGAAGCCTCTATGATGCCTCTATCTTCTTCGCCTTCTATGAATGCACGGGTCATTGTGGAATAAGCTGTTGGCACAGGCATCTCAGGGTTGAACTTCACTCTAACCTGCTCTAAAATTTGATCAACCTCAGATAGGTACTTACCAAATATGTTCAAAGTGTATCTGATATTTACAGGTCTTGGTGCTAGGCTTAGAAC